TCGACACTCTTGCCACCGCCCTCCTCCAGTGCTACCAAGCCCGCCAAGACATCAAGGGCCAAATCTACGAAATCACCGGCATCGCGGACATTATCCGTGGGCAAAGCGCTGCGTCAGAAACAGCAACGGCGCAGCAGATCAAAGGACAGTACGCCGGGTTAAGGCTGCGGTCGATGCAAGAGGACGTGGCCCTGTTCGCGTCCAACTTGATTCGCCTGAAGGCGCAGGTCATGGCGACCAAGTTTCAGCCGCAGACCATTCTGACGTATGCGGCAGCACAGCAGATGTCACCGCAGGATCAGCAGTTGATCCCGCAGGCCATTGAGTTGCTGAAGGATCGCCCGCTGCGTAACTTCCGCATTGACGTAGCCGCTGATTCGCTTGTGATGCTGGACGAGAACCAGAATAAGCAAGAGCGCATGGAGTTCTTGCAGGCGTTTGGCGGGTTCTTGCAGCAGGCGTTGCCGGTCGCGCAGGCCAGTCCGCCGATGGTGCCGATGATGGTCGAACTGATGAAGTTCGGCATACAGGCATTCAAACAGTCGCGTCCGCTTGAGGGCGCATTAGATCAAGCCCTAGACCAGATGCAGCAGATGGCAGCACAGCCCAACCCTGAAGCGCAGGCCGCCCAGCAAGCCGCACAGGTTGAACAGCAGAAGGCGCAGGTGGCAATGCAGATGGAGCAGGCCAAGATGCAGGCTTCGCAGCAGGTCGAAAGCGCCAAGATGCAGTTGGAACAAGCCAAGATGACGGCGCAGGCGCAGAACGATCAGGCCAAGTTGCAGATGGAAATGCAATTAGAGCAGCAGCGCCAGCAGTTTGAAGCGCAGATGAAGGCGCAGGAACTTGCACAGAAACAGGAAGCGGACAGGTATAAGGCCGACCTTGATGCGGCCACAAAGGTCATGGTGGCGCGTATTAGCGCAAACCCGGGCCTTGACATCCCGATGTTCGAAGCCCAGCAGCAGGTCAACGAGCGCGTTGTGGCCGACCTTGGCGCAGAAGTCAAATCGCAGATGGATCGCCTCGCAGAACTGTACGCACAGATGGCCGAAGATAACCGAGGCGCAATGGCGCAGATCAGTGCTGCCTTGGCCTCGCTGTCTGCCCCGAAGCGCATCGTTCGCGGTCAAGATGGCCGAGCTGTAGGCGTTGAGCCCGTACAACTAAACCTGCAATAGGTGATCGATGGCTGACAACGTAGGGTATACACCGGGTACAGGCGCACTCGTCGCGGCTGACGAGATTGCTGGCGTATTGCATCAGCGGGTGAAGATTGGCGTAGGCGAAGACGGCACAGCGGTAGACGTATCTGCCGCTAACCCCATGCCAATTACGGCTCCTTCCGCGCTGTCAGTAACTGGCACGGTAGGAGTTACAACGGCTAGCCCGCTGGACGTGCAAGGCACGGTCAGCGTCGGCAACTTTCCCGCTACGCAGAACGTCAACATCGTCGGCGGGTCTAGCGGTAACGCAGCCGCAGGAACGACTGGCGCGGCTGTCCCGGCGTCTGCCGATTACATTGGTTACAATTCAGGCGGCACCCTTGTTGGCGTAAGTTCGGCCAATCCGCTGCCGGTGGATATTGGTGCGGTTGGGGTGCTGGAAGTCACCGATGCCAGTGCCGAGTTGCTGCTGACGCGCATTTTGAATTATCTGAACGCCCCGCAAGGCTACGACAAGTCGTTGCAGCGTGGCAGGGTCACGGCGGTGCTGGAATCCGGCACGGTCACAACCGTTACCACGGTCACGACGGTCACCACCTGCGCGACGGTCACCAACCTTTCGACCATTGACACCCTGCAAGGCCGCATTCAGGTTTACGGGGCAAACCTTAGCGCGTGGGCCGATTGCGTCCGCAGCCGCATTACTTGAGGAACCGACATGGCTAACACGTTCAAGAAAGTCATTGACCGCTTGGTGTGGGTACAAGTAGCACCTACGCCAAACGCTTCTGCTGCCGCGACGTCCATGTGTTCTGACCTCCGGTCGGACATCTCGCGTAACCCGTTTGTCTACCAGTTGGTCAGCAACACCGTGTTGAACCGATTCAACATTGTGTCAAAGGGGTGGGCTGCGACGACTTCGCCTGCGCTTGCGGGTACGTTTGGCGTCGGTTCTGCGATGGCCTTTGCGCCGTCGTTTGGCTTGGTTGGTACTATTGCCGCGGGTGCGACGACGACTTCGGTCGTGCTGTCCACTGCGCTCCCCACGGCTGTTGGCTTGAATATGCTCGCTAACCGCGGCGGGTCGGGCGAGTACGGCTTCAAACTTCGCATCATTGACACGACTGCTGGAAAGACCGCTGAGCGTTACATCACCGGCAACACCGCAGGCACGACGCCCACCATCACGGTGCTATCGTCGTTTGGATTTACTCCAGCCACAGGCGCAAGGTATGAAATCGTCGCTGGCCGCGTGTTTATGCTAGGTGCCAGTACGCTGGCATCGAACATCTGGCGCTCGTTTGAAGTCGCAAGCAACACGCTGTCCTCGGGTCTTTCGACGACAAACTTGCCCGCCACCATTGGTACTGACTCCGACATCATGGTGCTTGACGAGCAGTACACGCCCTACAATTGCTCGCCCGGAGACGGGATGATCAAGGGCGCATACAACTACGATACTGGCGTTGTGCAGAGATATGCGCTGACGGCTACCGCCTCGGGCGCATCCACGTTGACCGGGCAGGCTACGCTCGGTGACGCAGTTGTTGCAGCAAACGAATACCGAAACTTCCAAATCCGCATTGTTGAGGACACGACGACCCCGGCTGCAGTGGGTCAGCGCCGCATCATTGCCTCGCACACCGCAGGCCCGTCGCCGGTGTACACGCTTGGCACGGCTTGGACTACGCAGCCTTCATCCTCGGCCAAGTATGTCATCGAACTGCCGAACTTGATGTTGATGCGTTCGTCTGCCACGACGACTGTGTACACGTACAACTACACCGATGCCACGATCAACAACGGCACGAACAGCATCGCGACTAACTCGTGGTCAACGACGTACTTTGGCGCGGCTCCGGCTGCGAATGCGGCGTCTGGTTTGTGGATGCCTTCGTGGGGTATTGAGCCGAACGCTAACCGTTACGCTCGGCAATCGTTCTGCTACTTCTTCCGTGGCGGCGCGGCAACGCTGGACGTGCTGGACATCGCGGCAAGTATCACCGGAACGTGGACTGGCGCGATTACTTACGACGGTTCGCCGGGCGCGTTCCCGGCTACTGGTTCGTGCGGTGGATACTCGCCCTTTGAGAACGAAGGCCGGATGTTCTACCTGAACCTGTATACCGCCTCTGCGATTAACCAGATGTTCCGGTTTGACGTGCAGAACCGCGTGCTGAGTCCGTTCACGCCGACTGACTTCTTGCAGTCTGGTACTGCTGCGGTTGGTAAGCGGATTGCGTGTTATGCAGCGCTGGATGGCACGGACACTTACGACGTCGTGCTGCTGAACTCGCACCTGTCTACGGTCTGTCAAGAGATGGTGGTGCTGGTATGACCGTTCCTGAGTTGATACAGATCGCTAGGACACGCCTCACCTACCTTGCAGCGCAGCGGGAAACCGCTGTGCGGCTTGGTGATGAAGTACAGATAGCCGACATCGACAAGGAATCAGCACAGACGCAAGAAACGCTTAATCAACTTCTGACGCTGGTGTAACCATGTTTTTGACGCTGCTGCAATCGCAGAGCGCGCCGCCGCCCATCGTCGTAATAGATACGCACGACGGCGATGTTCGCCGCAAGCGCAGGGTCAAAAAAGAGGTTGAGGATCGCGAGTTACGACGCCAGCAGATCATTGCTGCCTACGAGCATCTAGTAGAAGGCAAACCGCTGGTCGCGGAGTCGATTGTTGAGGAATTTAAGGTTGTAGGGCCGATCAGCGAGCGCGTAGAGGCGCGGGTTGATTGGGACAGGTTGCTGGCAAACATTGACGCCGTGGAGCGCCTGTATGCCGCTTATATTGATATGGACGACGAGGACGTGTTGTTACTGCTATGAAGCGAACATATGTAATGGTTGACGGCGAGTTTGTAGAGCGCAAACGGGACGCAAAGGGCCAATATCACTACATTATCCCCGACATTCAGCCCTACAAGTCGATGATTGACGGGCGCATGGTCACGTCACGCTCAGAGCATCGGCGACACTTGAAGGCCAACAACTGCGTAGAGGTCGGCAACGAAGATCCGACCAAATTGAATTCGCCCCCAGCGGTCAAGGACACCCGAGTAGAGGTGTTGCGCCATCAATTGGCGAACATGACCCACGCGCAAGCCAACAGCCTAATGGCGCGTCTGCGGGATGAAGTCCGTTTCACCCATGATCCCCACAGGAGAAAGTGATGGAAGATACCCGTAAGACACTGCTTGAAGAGCAATTTGATACCGTTGCAGAGGTTGAGCCGACCCTAGCGACCGCAGAGCCAGTTGCCGAGTCGCCTTCCCGTACCCGAGATGAGTCGGGCCGGTTTGCGCCCAAGGCGGAAGAGGTTCCGCAAGCCGAACCGGTAGAAGAGCCGGTATGGGCAAAGCCCCCGGCGTCGTGGAAAAAGGAATACCACGAACATTGGCTGAAGGCAGACCCCAAGATGCGGGAATACGCTTATCAGCGCGAAGAACAGATGCGGAAGGGCGTTGAACCGCTGCTGTCCAAGGCTCAGTTTGCCGACTCAATGAACGCGGCCCTTGAGCCGTATCTGCCGACCATTCGCG